AGTAAAATCAGTTCTTGTTCCACCAGATGTTAGATTAATAGAGGCTCCTACTGCACTACTCTGTGTTCCTGCTAAACTAACAGTGCCATCAGCATTAACTAATACTGGCGCACCATCTGTTATTGCACCACTAGCAATAGCTCGTACTTCAGCATCTAAAGCTATGTCACCGACAAATCTCATTTAAGTTCCTATGAAAGTTCTTCGTATGTAACAGTGTATGTTAAATCGTTAGCTGCACTTGCAGTAACACCAAGAGATTTATCTTCTTCTAAGTATAGCCCTTGGTTCTTATCTATAATAACTACGAATGAATCTGCTGGTACTGCTATGGTAGAAGCGATAACTACTGCTGTTCCTGCTAAATCGTCATTCGGATATATTGCTACAGTTACAGTAGCTGAGTTTGTACCATCTACGTTAGATATAATCAAGCTATTGATTTTCATTACCTTACCAGATGATGCAGGATTATTTACAGCATTGACTGCTGAAGTTCCTGTTAATAATGCGGTTGCTGTCTTTGCAGTAATGGTTGCTACATTGACAATATTAGGTGCTGACATATTTTATCTCCTTTTAGCCAAATACCATTGCCATTGCAATAGCCTTACCTGTCGATGCTTTAGCATTTAATTGTGTTTGTATGTTACTTGTTACACCGTCCAAGTAATCATATTCTGTATTAGTAACACCAGTATCGTATAAGTCTTTAAGATAGTTCAATTCAGTTACAGATCCATTGTATCCTGTTAATTTATTTAGTTCTGCACCTGAAGCTGTAACTGCTGTACCTGCATAGTTTAAGTTACCTGCTGCTATGTTTACTTCACCAGTTCCTTTTGGTGTAATGTCTATGTCGATGTTAGAATCATCACCCATAGCTCCGACAACTACAGATCCACCTGTTGCTGCGTTAGTTATTTCTACAGCGTTTACGGCAGAACTAGCTGTCTGTAATACTATACCTTCATTACCGTTTGCATCAGCAATAAAACCACCATCGACTATCTTAGGTGCAGTTAGTGTTTTGTTTGTAAGTGTTTTAGTAGTACCAGCAAAGTATGTATCAAATGTATCTACAGATGTTTGTCTCATTGTACCTGCATCATTAGTGACAATACCATCACTACCTGCAACTGCTGTAGTACCTACTGAAGTATCTCCATCAGAACTTGTATTGATTTCTGTACCTGTAGCATTAACACCTTGAACATCCCTGTTAGCTTCTACATATGCTTTGATGCTTTGTTGTGTAGCTAATTTAGTTGCACTATTACTACTAAAGTCATCTTCATCAGCTATGTCCGTAATTGTTACAGAACCATCAGTAAGTGATCCAAAAGATACTGTGCCTGTTGTTGTAATGTTAGATGAGCCATTATCTATTGCACCAAATCCAGAGCTTATACTACCACCATTCAATGCACCAGTAGAAACTAGGTTAGGCATTGCAGTTATTTCATCATCAAAGTATGCAGCTAAGTCTGTAACTGCTACCTGCTTCATGGTTCCGTTATCATTGACAACTACTCTATCTGCATCTGCTATTGTAGTACTTGAAGCTGTTGTATCACCATCCATAATGTTTAGTTCAGCAGCAGTAGATGTAACCCCATCAAGTATATTTAACTCAGCAGCAGTAGATGTAACACCATCTAATATGTTTAGTTCTTCTGGTGTAGATGTAATCTGTGTTGTACTTACAGCAGCTAATACTGGGATTGTACCAGATTGGTTAGGTAGATTAATTGTACGATCAGCAGTAGGATCTATTATAGTAAGTGTAGTTTCATGTTCATCAGCAGTAGCACCTTCAAACACAATTGCATTCTCTGCATTCATTGTAACAGTATCTACAATTGTCTGTGTTCCACTAACTGTAAGATTACCTGTAACAGTTAAGTTATCGCCTATAGTTACTTCAGATGTACCGTGTCCTATTGTTACAGCAGTACCAGATACGCCAGTACCGATAGATACAGACTCACTGCTGTTAGCTGTATCAACAATAAGATAAGCATCTGATCCCTGTTTAATTGTAAATGCAGTAGCTGAGTTATCTGTTACAGCTACATTAATATCTGTATCATCAGCAGAGATAGAGTCAACGGCAATATCACCTACATTAGTTATGTTACCATCACCTACACTAATTGCAGTAGCACTAAGAGTTCCAGCTAGTGCAGTATTAGCTCCAGTAAATGTAGCAGCAGTAGTAGAACCAGATTTAATTATTAAGTTACCTGAGTTGTTTGTTAATGCACCATATTGAGTACCATCATCTTTTAGTAGTACATCAGCACCGTCTGCATCTAGTATAATATCTCCAGCAGCATCTACAGTCATATCACCAGAAGATAATGCTATAGTTGTACCATCAATGTTAAAGTTATCTATATCAATACCAGCATCAGCAGTAATCTTACCAGTAGAAGTAAATGTTCCACCTACAGTCGTATTACCACTAATGTCTGCTGTACCATTTATATCTATTGCAGTAGCTGTAAGGTCAATCTCATCTGTAGCTCCAAGAGAAAGAACAGTAGCACTAGAGCCGTGAATGAATTGTGAAGCATCATTAAACTGTATCTTATTAGTAGAATTAAGAAGTACTCCAGTATCAGCAACATGGGTAAGAGTAACATCTTGGTCATCTCCCAAATTAATTACAGCACCATCTGCAAGGAATAAATCACTAAACTCTAATGATGCTGTACCTAGTGCAGCACCATCAGATGCATCAGGTAAGAATGCAGTTGATGCAGTTATGTTTGTTCCAGTAAGCGCACCAGTGACATCTAGTGTACCAGCTACAGTAGCATTCTCATCAACATCAAGAGTGTCTATATGTGCAGTACCATCTAAAAACATATCTTTAAATTCTAATGATGCTGTACCCAAGTCTATATCATTGTCTATTACAGGAACAATAGCACCATCTTGAAGTCTAAACTGCTGTACAGAAGAAGAACTAACTTGCACATAAAATTCTAAATGGTCATTAGATGTATCTATAAGAACTTTGTTATTCTGATCAGCATCAGCTATTCTATCTATTGGTGGACCTTCTGCTGATGTACCATCATGTGAGTGACCTGTAGATTCATCAAAAGCTGCTAAAACTTGGTTAAGTTCTGCATTAAGTGGTGCTGCTGATATAACCTCACCGCTAACTATTTGTGCTGAAGATTGTCTAGTATATCCTGCCATTATCTGTATCCTGCATCCTGGTATGTTATGGAGAACCCACTAACACTATAAGGTGCTTGGGTTCCAGTTGATGTTATAATCAACGATATGGATTTTCCTGATCCCTCTATATTTGTTTCTAGTACTGGACTAGATGATCCATCAAACGTAAATGAGGCATCATATGTACTATTAGTTGTTGTATACCTCGATAGTGAACCTGCTGTTGTTAAAGAATACGTAGTAGGATCTGGTGTGTTAGGATCATCCCAATTATAAGCTATACCTAAGTTCAAACTGGAAGACCCTTCTGGTCTAGTAAATAATGATATATGTTGAAATATTTTGCGTTTTTCGGTAGAGTCGAAATATAAAAAGGGAGTTGCGTAAACAGCCGTAACATCAGCAGTATCAAAAGTATTGCCAGATTCTTGCTGATATACCTCACCATTTAAATCTCCATGTAATACAACTTCAACATCATCTATCAAACCACTAGTAGCAACAAATGCTCTTATACCTAGTAACTCACCAAACTCCCAACCTACTCTCCTATCCGCAAATCTAAGTCCACCTATTATACCTGCTGTATCTGAGGCAGCTGTAGTTGTCTTAGGAAAGAAGTAACGGAACTGAGATTTATTTCTAATAACTACAGAAGACATATTATCTAAGTCATGTGTACTAGGCAGTGATTGCAGCAACTGTTGTACAGGTTTAGAAATAGTTTCAAGTTCTACGTCACCAATTCTGGCAGTACCTTGAATAGGGCGAATACCATCAGAGGCTAAAAATAATACATCACCACCTATTTCAACAATACTATCTGTGGCAATACATCCAATATTATTTGTTACTTCTTGTTGTGCAAATGTAGTAGTAGCATCAGGAATAATTTTTTTAATTCTATCTTTTCCAAATACAAATAAAGCATCTCTAAATTTTGCTATGCCTGTTATATTAAAACCTACGTTAATTGAGCCTGATCCACTAGCTGCTCTAAATCTGTTATCTACATTTGGCTCACTAAAAAGTAACTTGTTACCACCTAATCCCGTACTAGGAAATCCTGCATAGAACTGATAATTTTTAAAATCTGTTGTCATTGAAGCTCCTACTGGAGAAGCATCATCTGATGTTGTATGCTCAGTAAAAGTAGAACCGTCAAACTTAGCAGGTGTGTTAGTTCCATCACATATTATTACAGACTCAGTACCCGTAAATGAATTTATACTCTCTCTTAACTTTAGTACACTAATATTAGATCTATTAGAAGCTATTGCAGTCCAGCCAGAAGTAGTATATTTATATATAGAATATGATTGACTATACGTAGCTGTTACTGATGTACCACCAACGCCACTTGCAGTAGATGTAGCAAGAGAGGTAAAAGAAACTGTGTAAGTATTAGCATCTGGTACACCTGTAACTGCCATTTCTACAGCGTTTGGAGTTATACCTCCTATAGCTGCACTACCTGCAAATGTTACTTTGTGTCCTACAGCTAGACCATGACTATTATGCGTTACTGTAATTGTTGCACTACCATTAGACACTGCAAAAGGATTATCTGGTAGATCTTGTGTAATTGCATTTACTTTAAATGTTACTGAACTTCCACCATCAGTAGCACCAGAAGATGCAGCAGAAGTAAAAGCTACAGTATAACTATTAGCATCTGGTACAGATAATATTGCCATGTCTACTCCATTTGGAGTAATTCCACCTACAGCAGAAGATCCTGAATATTGTATCCTATCTCCAACTGCTAAACCATGACTGCTATGTGTAACAGTTATTGTTGCACTGCCAGTAGTAACTACAAAAGGGTTAGCACCTAATGAACCATTGTGATCTTTTAAATTTCTTCTAGCTGCATACGGTATACCATTTAGTATCCAAAGACCTATTACTGGTCCTACACCTGACACTGTACCGTAGGTTGAATCATAATCAGCATAACCACTAATACGTCTGTAACCACCAAACTGTGATACTTCCATATTTAACATACGTAAAGCTGAACCAGGATTAGTATTAGCTAGTGATAAAGCATCTTCATTGGTAAATAATCCACCTCTAGAGAGGACAGTTACATCCTTTAAAGCGTCTACCATTAACCATTACCATGTGGTACATTTATTAATCGACTAACGCGAGTATCTCTAACATCAGTAAATCTATTAATTAATAGAGTTCTCATACGATCAACGCCATCATCAAATCTTGCTTTGATTAATTGTGCCTGTTGAGCATTGTCTCTAAACATAAAACAATGATACAATGCACCATCTATGACTACGTGCTTATATGCATCAGGTACAGACATGGTATCTGTAGCATTTACAAGATCAGTAGCATAGGCAAAGTAACTATAACTTACACTATAAGCAGCATCAGGTCTAGGGGTAAATCCAACTTTATTATCTAATGTACGATAAACGTATATTGGTTGATCATAATCACCTGTACTAGCTTCTGAATCTCTTTCAAAAAATCTTTTTATAAAAGTATCATAGTCTATTAGTTTAAGATTACGTGCAGAGTAATTATTATCCGCATCATAATTAATTCTAAAAGAATCCCAATCAGCTATTTTAAAGTCAGACTCTAATGCATACTCTTGTGTACCTACTACCAGCGTCAAAGAACCAGCAGTAAAATTAAAAGGAAACTCAAACTCCCTCTGAGATATTTCTTGTATTGAAGCATTTATTGCATCTTTAACTTGTGCGCGAAAGCCTGTGGCATTTGGAAAATCAGTTGCAGTTAATTCAACTTCATTCAAACGTCTAAGTGTATCATTAACTAATGTTAAGAATGTTGTAGCCATATCCCACCTAAATTAAAGAAGGGGGTAGCCCCAATACAGAACTACCCCACAAAACTTTATTATGCCAAAGCATCTCTTGCAGCAGCAGTTGGTTTTTGACCATTTGCGTTGCAGTTAATACAAGTAGCATATACTCGTAGTACACCAACAGCAGCAGCAGCCCCTGCCAACGTAACATCAATAGTATCAGTAGTACCGATAAATTGAGTGTAAGTTGAAGCACCTGAACCGACAACTGTATTGGTTTGTCCGTTAGTTCCAGCAGCACAGTAGCCAGTGGAAGTAACATCAGCACCATCAACAATGTCATCACCACCACCAAAGTCAATATCAGCAGTTACACTTGAAGTAAAAGCTGTCATAACTTCAGCACCAGCGTTAAGTATCAATGTACCAGCAGGTATTTCTAATAACTGAAAAACATCTCCGTCAGCTATTGTATTACCAGCAGTAATTAATGCAGCTACGTCAAGGTACGCCTCGACAT